GGGTCAGACAGCGGTGAGTAATCGCTGTTTCTACCTGGTCCGTATCTATAAGATACGGCCGGGGCGACTGCGTCCTTAGGCCTGAAAGACCTAAAAGGATTGAGTCGGATCGTTATTTTCCTCAAAGAGAGACGGCACCATGCCTAGACCCAATATCAATGTCAATTATGCTGGTAACGCTAACTGGAAGAATCTCGTTTCACCGTTTAATGAAACGAATACTCTCGTTACGTCTCGCAGCGCCATCGAAACTGTCTCAGGTGTGACACGGCGTAAGCCTAGTGGTTGGATCGCTCCGACCAGCTACTCTTTGAAACGATCTGATATCCTCTACGCGCAAGGTACATCTGAGTACAAGAACGGTTCTTCGAACTGGTCTCGTTACACAGGTGTTGTGGGTAATAGCCGTTTTAACAGCTTGAACCACTTTAACGATGCAGTCCTTGAATCCGCCGTCGTAGACGGACCGATTGGCTTTGCCAATCGGAGCCTGATTGCCGCGAGGAATAACCTCAAAGGCATGAAGGTGGATTTAGGTACAGCGTACGCCGAGCGGAAAGAAACCGCGAGGCTCATAGGGGATACCGCAACTAATATTGGAAAGTCCTTTACCGATCTCCTCCACGGGCGAACCCGCTCGGCGATGAATCGGCTTGGGATCTCGTCTCGACGCCACGAACCTAGGGGTAATAATGTCCCTAATAAGTGGTTAGAGCTCCAATATGGTTGGAAACCTTTGCTCATGGATATCCATGGCTCTGCTGCGGCTTTAGAAAACCGCCAGAAAAGTGACTGGAGAGTCACTGCAAAGGGTTACGCACGTGATAAATCGTCGTATGTTTGGAAGCTGAATCCAGCCCCAACTTCGGCCTTTGATGCATGTATCGTAACTGTGAGCTCTGATGCAAGTGCGATGACTCGCATAGATGCATTACCTCAGAACGAGGCAATAATCTCGTTGGCGTCCTTGGGAGTTCTCAATCCACTCAACGTGGCTTGGGAGCTAGTCCCGTAGTTTTGTTGTCGACTGGTTTATCCCAGTTGGCGACTTCATTTCTAGTTTGGACGCTCTTCTTGGGTACTCTTCGGCTTACACCTCTACGTCAACCAAAACTGAAACAGTTTGGGAGGACGTTGGTCAGTCGAAAGTATTCAGTTCGAGCAACTGGACGAAGAATGACTGGTACGGGAGGAAACGGGTAGTTAAGTTGGTGCGTTCGGCTTCCGCCGGCGTACCCTTGCCTACTTTTCCTCGGATTAAAGATCCGTGGTCCCTTGGACATATGGCTAATGGTCTTGCTCTTCTAAGCACGGCTTTTGGTCGGAAACGTTAGTTTCTCAACTTACTTACCTTAACCTTTCGGAGCATATAACATGCCTGCAATCGCATCATTGTCGTTGAACGACAGCGTCCCGGCCGCCCATACTTTTGCTCCCGTCTCCACAGACGGGTCAGCTTCAAAGCATGCGGATCGGTCTCCCTCCATCCCTTCGGGTTACCGAACGATCTCGCAAGAGGTCCTCGGTCCGTCGGGTTCCCGCACCACTCATAAGGTCACGATGGGATTTTACGTCCCGGTTGTGGCCACTATTAGTGGTGTGGATCAGGTTGTGCGGTACTCGAGTGCTCAGGTCATCCTGAACATTCACCCGGACAGCACGCTCCTGGAACGGAAGGATTTGCAAGCGTATGTGACAAATTATTTGTCCAACGCCACTGTGAAGACTTGCGTTGAGAACCTCGAGCCATTCTATTGAGATTCACCTATGAAAAAGAAGGTAAAAGTCGATATAGAATGTTGGTGGACGATCATCCGTCGGATCATCCTGATCCTTGCGGGTGCGAACGCCCCCCAGCTCGTTGATGCCCTTTATCTGATGCCCCGATAGTCGTCTCGACTATTGGTCTCGATTTTGGGTGTTTAGGTTCTCTATCTTTAAAAGGATACCAATATATGCCACGTAAACGTGCCATTGGTGCTCGTCTTGGTTTCTCAAATCAGCGATTCCTAGAGCTCTTGTCCGAAGCCACCGGTATCCAACCGGTAGGTGTTCTCGGGCGAGAAACTCCTCTAGATCTTTCTAGTCTAGAGGCTGCTCGCGGCTCTTTGTTGATACGAGAGCTGTTTTCCAAGTACGACGATGGGAAGCCATCGAAGGAAAAGGAAGCAGAGACATGGAAGCGATTCCATGACGCCGAACAGTCCTGCCTTGAGGTAAATCAAGTGATCCCTCGTACTATGAAGTACGATCCTTTTTGGAGATCTGTAGCAATACGGATTGCGGATGTGCTTGGTGAATTCTCCTGGGACGATTGTGCAAAGCATTTCGCTTTTGGGCCTGGTGCTACAACGCGCCTTACCCGAAGTGAAAGCCATGCGTCTTATAAATACTCGGGTATACCCGAGAGTACCTCTGGAAACGCAAAACTCGCGTCGTGCGCCATTCGCATGATTCCGTTATGGAACCATAACGTCCAGTCTGCTGGAGGGTTGCCGGAGAACGACTTTGTCAGTCTAGTACCTGGTAATTGCGTAATCGCCGTTCCCAAGAACTATAAAACCGATCGGACAATCGCCAAAGAGCCTTGTATGAATATCTATATTCAGAAGGGTATCGGGCGAGTAATCCGTAACCGGTTAAGTCGCGTAGGAGTTAACTTGAACGATCAGACGCGAAACCAGGAAGCTGCCCGTAAGGGCAGTATTACTGGTGAGCTAGCTACCGTGGATCTATCCATGGCTAGCGACACTCTCGCGTTTGAACTAGTAAGTTTTCTTCTGCCTAACCGATGGTGGTGGGCACTCGAGCAGTGCCGATCTCCAAAGGGCGTTCTTCCTTCTGGTAAAATTCTCACTTATCAGAAGTTCTCGTCGATGGGAAATGGATACACCTTTGAGCTTGAGACGCTCATATTCTGGGCGATAGCCCAGCAGGTGTGCCATTCTAACGTCAACGAGAGGGATCTATCAGTGCTCGTCTACGGGGATGACATTGTCATACCTTCGGCGAAATGCCCGGAGCTGTTGCGTCGACTTTGGCAGGCGGGTTTTACCCCGAATGCTAAGAAGACTTTCAGCGAAGGGCCATATAGAGAAAGTTGTGGTAAACACTACTATCTCGGCGCTGATATAACGCCTTTCTATGTCAGGAAACCGGTTGAGAAGCTTGATAGGCTCTTTTTAGTTCATAACAACCTTTATAGGTGGTTAGAACGAACGGGCCTTGAAAACCCCTTGCTGTTGACAGCGGTGAGGCAGCTTGCTCCTCGGTCTTGGCAGAAACCCCGCCTCCCAGACGGGTTCGGTGATGGCGCCTTTATCGGCGCTGTTGATGAACTCCGTTTGGATTCTCATCCTTACGGGTGGGATTGCTGGCAAGTGAAGATCTTAGCTCAGACCTCAATTGAGCTTAGTGATGAACTTCCAGCGGGTCAGCTAATTGCTTCTTTAAAGCAGTTAGATACTGTATGTGGCGAGTTCTTACTGCGTGGGCGCCCGAGCGGATTAAAC